AGAGAAGGTCTTCCGAAACCAAAAGCAGCACCACGTCACATCAGAAAAGAATCTATTGACAATTCTGAACTTGAAATCCTTAGAGAAAAAAATGAAGAGTATAGAAAAGCATTAAATATTTTTAGAACTAAACTTGATGAAGTTGCAATCTTCAATTCTAATTTGGCATACGCAACTAGATTGTTTACAGAACATTCAACTTCAAAACAAGAAAAAATTAACATTCTACAAAGATTTGATGGTGTTGAAACTCTTAAAGAATCAAAAAATCTATACAAAGTATTAAAAGACGAACTTACAAGTTCAAAACCTCAAACAGTTAATGAATCAGTTGAAAGGACAATTCAAAAATCACCTTCCACAGGTTCAGCAGTTAACTTAATTGAATCAAAAACATACGAAAATCCCCAATTCCTAAGAATGAAGGATTTGATGTCTAAATTAAAATAAATAAACAAAAAACAAAAACAAATACAAAATGGGAGCATTATTAGAAAGCGGTCTTGTTGGTAATATTGGTTTGAAACACCTTAAAGTTATCAAAGAAGATACAATTAACAAATGGGATAGATTAGGATTCCTTGATGGTCTTAAAGGCCACCTAAAAGAAAACGTAGCTCAGTTATATGAAAACCAAGCTTCACACTTAATCAATGAGGCGACTTCTGACGCAAGCTCAGGTTCTTTTGAAACTGTAGTATTTCCAATCGTTAGACGTGTATTCTCTAAATTATTGGCGAATGATATCGTATCTGTACAAGCAATGAACTTACCTATCGGTAAATTGTTCTACTTCGTACCTAAAATCCAAGGTTATGCAGTTCCATCTGGTACTAGTCCAAGTACTTATGCTGAACACTATTCACCTCTTGGAGCTCCAAATAACTATCCTGGTCAAGGTGAAGGTTTTAGCACAGGTTATGATGGACCAAATGCTTTCAAAAAGAATCTTTATGATTTATTCTATGAAGGTACTGAACCTGGTCTAGAACCAGCTGGTCTTTTTGATTACTCAAAAGGTGCATGGACAGCTGTATCACAATCTGCGGATATGGTACAATGGTCTAATGGTGCTATCGTTGATCGTCCAAGTATTGAATCCCCAGTATACAACCAAAGAAAAGTATTATTGAGACTTTGTGGATGGAGTACTTATCAAGGATGGGGTAAACTTATCGGACCTGATGGTGCTGAGGTTGATTCTGAAACATTCCTTTCTGACCTTAAAATTGTTGCTACAGAGGCATTCTCTGCTGGTACTTGTAGTGTAGTTCCTGGACAACCATTATTATTCCGTGTAGTTACACAACAATATGGTAAATCAATGGTTAACCCAACATCAAAAAGAGTTCAAACTTATTTCCCTTCAGGTGAAGTTGATGGTAATGGTGGTTCTTTTGAAAGTGTTTGTAATCCTAATGGTTGTATCCTTTTAGAAGTTGATTTATCTTGTCCAGTTTGTGCTGATTGTGATGCCGATTCATTAGACGGTTACACTGGTGCAACTATTTTCTCAGCAACATCTGCTAGTTCATTTACAGCAGTATGGAGAAGATACCAAGAACTTGAATTTGAAGATAAAATTGGTGAAGTTTCTTTTGACCTTGATTCAGTTACTGTTTCTGTTTCTGAAAGAAAACTTAGAGCTCAATGGTCTCCTGAACTTGCTCAAGACGTTGCTGCTTTCCATAACATTGACGCAGAAGCTGAATTAACTGCTTTATTGTCAGAACAAGTTGCTGCTGAAATTGACCGTGAAATCCTTCGTGACCTTAGAAAAGGTGCTGCTTGGAATTTGAAATGGGACTACAACGGATGGAGAAGAATTAAAGGTACAACTTCTTACACTCAAAAAGATTGGAATCAAACTCTTATCACAACAATTAACCAATTGTCAGCTCAAATCCACAAATCTACTTTAAGAGGTGGTGCTAACTGGATTATTGTTTCTTCTGAGGTTTCTGCTATCTTTGATGACTTGGAATACTTCCACGTATCAAATGCTTCACCTGAGCAAGACCAATACAATATGGGTATTGAAAGAGTTGGTACATTAGCTGGTCGTTACCAAGTATATCGTGATCCTTACTTCCCACCAAATCAGATTTTGATTGGTCACAAAGGTACATCACTTCTTGATACAGGTTACATCTACGCTCCGTATGTTCCACTTCAATTAACACCTACAATGTACAATCCGTTCAACTTTACACCTATCAAGGGTATTATGACTAGATACGCTAAAAAAATGGTGAACAACCGCTTTTATGCGCGTGTTACAGTTGATGGTGTAAGAACATTTGACTTACAAGAATTGAGATAGTTAATCTTAATAAAAAATGATGAGAGGAACAAGTTTTTGTTCCTCTTTTTTTTATTTATTAATTAAATACTTGATTATATGTTAATATAAGGTATATTTATTTATATGAATAAAATAGAAATACAAAAAGAAATCGTTGATGAAATTATAAGATTATACAACGAGGAAATGTTGGGTAGTCCATCAATATCCAAAAAAATGGGGGTTAAAAAACATATAGTTTTACGTGTTTTAAAAGAGAACAATGTAAAAGTTGGTGTACCAGGTCAAAAGTTCAAAGGCGGTAAAAAAATTGCTAGTAAGAAATATCAACTCAAACATCAAACAAGATTATCTGAATATCACAAAGATTGGCAAAAAAATAATAGAGACAAACTTAATTCTTATCATAAGGAATGGAGAGAAAAAAATATAGATAAACACAGAGAAACTAAACGTACTTACCAAAAACATAAAAGACATACGGATCCGATTTATAAACTCATCTGTAATTTTAGAACTGCAATCTACCAAGTACTAAAAGAAAACAATGTTCAAAAGAACGGACATTATTTTGATGTTTTAAAATATACTCCTGAAGAACTTATAGTTCATTTAGAATCTAAATTCATTGATGGTATGAATTGGGATAATTATGGTGAATGGCATGTTGACCATATTAAACCTATATCATCATTTAATATTATTGAGATTGGGGATGATGAGTTTATGAGGTGTTGGACTTTAGAGAATCTCCAACCTATGTGGGGAATAGAAAATATTAAAAAGGGTAATAAGATATAATTAATCTTTATATGATTTTGTTTTAAGTAAAAACAATTGTTAGTTATATGATATTTATAAAGTAAAAGATTACTTATGGGGTATAACAATGATATAAGAATTAAAGCAATTTCCTACAATTTAAAATATTTTTTTACAAATAAAGGTATTGTACAAATAGATAATAGGTTAAACGAAAACATTATTAAGTATAATGTTAGTAATTTAAGTTATGGGATAAATATGTTAAGAGAAAATACGCAAGTTAAATTCAATCTGGGTTTAATTTCAATGGAAGATTATTTGTTTTCATCAAGAAAGTTTTTATATGAAATGATGAATAAAATAAATTCAAGAGGTGGGACTAGTATATTAACTGAATGGGAAAAAAAATATAGTTCAGACACAAGAATCATCACTGAAAATTTTGATTCTAGAGAAATAGTTAAAAGTTATAATTTAGGTTGGCACGGTGTTGAGACATTGTACAAAGAAAAGATTAATAATTTGATTATTAAGGAAGACTTATTGGGTAATATATGGGGAGGTATTAAATCTTTTGCTGAGTGGGGTTGGAATAACATTAAAAACACAATAACTAAATCTGCAACTTGTGCTTCAGGTCAAGGGGCTATTGATTGTTTTATGGAGGGTCTTAGAACTGCTGCGACTTCGTTATTGGGTGTTGGTGTACTAACGGGGGTATCATTTATTCCTGCTGTAGGACAAATTCCAAATCTTATTATATTTGGTGCATTATTAATTTATGATATATGGAAAAAGATGACCGGTAAAGAATATAAAGTTGTTGATATTGTTGTTGATATTGTTTCATTATTAACACCATTGATTGCTAAAGGATTGGGGTCGTTACTTAAAGGGGTAACTAGTTTTACCGGCTTGGGTAAATTGGCGGCAACTAGTGGGGGAGTGTTGGCAAAATTTCTTCCAACATTAACAAAAGGATTGGGTACTTTATCTGGTATTATTAGTAAAGTTGTAAGTTTTTTTTCTGTTAAATTGGGTATTAAATGGATTGTTGATATGGCAAATACAACAACACAAGGATTGAAAAAAATAACTGATGAAGTGCAAG